CTCTAAATTCGGCAAGCGGACAAGCTTGGTCTTTCCATATCCAATCATATGTGCCGTCTGATTTTTCCACGTAGTCACCGATTCTCTTGTTGTGCTTAAGGCAATCCTTGCAATAGATGATGTCTGGTTCTGCGGACGGAATCCCACTAAAATACTCTGTCCATATCTTTCTCAGTTCGTCCGTATCCTCAATCGGATAGCCGTTCTCATCATGAAAACCTACGTTTGTTACAAAGTAATCTATTGCCTGTTGTCTGCTGATTAAGTCATTCATTATAAATCCCCCATAGAACCAAAGTCTCTGTAGTCCGGACATAACTTTCTAGCCATAGTCTTTACCAAGCAAGTTCCATCTTGTAGTTGAAAATCGCATTGGTTACATCGAAAAGCCAAATCATCCTTAACACTTTTGTCTCTGCAATATGTTTTTGTGAAAAGGTCAAGATGTTTGACCGCCTTGCAACTGATTAATTCATCCATCCCGGTAATTCACTCTCCTTCCCGAATAATTCTTTCCACAGTTCTTCACAATAATACTTCTTTGCAATTACTCCATTCATGTCTAAATGCGGACTTTGGATTGAATAGATATGGTAAAGCAGGTTGCTTACCTTGTCTTTATTTGGCTCTGCGGGCGGTATACCTTCAATAGCCGCCAATACATGAGTACTGTTCCACCACTTGTCTTCGTCGAATCCGTCCCTAAACCAAGTGTGAAGTGCATCAATCGCCGCCTTACGGCTGATTAAGTCCTTGCCAACCTCTGCCAAGTTCGTGCCAAGTTCGGGATGAATGGTAGGCAACTTGTTAATCACTTCGTTTTCGATCAGTCGGCAGGTCAGCGTTCCGTCATCAGGACATCTTTTCCCAACCAAATAGTCACGAAGCGCATCAATCGCCGCCTGTCTGCTGATAAACTCACCGACACTTATGTCGGGAACATCCGTGCCAACCTCTGCCAAGTTCGTGCCAACCTCTGCGGCTTTATATAACTCTGACGGTGGCTCATCACTCGTCATTAGATGTTTTCTGTAACTCATCATTTCTCCTTCTTCTGTGCATCATATCATCAATATCCACACCGACCTCTTCCAGCGCCGCTTTACAGATCTTCTTCTGATTCCCTTTATATTCATCCTCAATCGCCTGGATCTGCTGATATATCCTCAGACATCTGTCATAGCCGAATCCGTATTTGCGGTGCAGGCCGATCAGGATACATGCCATAATGCTCGGCCTTACCCATTTGATCTGCTGTTGCCGGAGATACAGCCACTTCTCTTCCGTCATCTCTCCAAGGTCTGCTCCGCTGAGATATGGCACATCCCTCCAGCTTGTTCCGGACCCGTTCTGCACTTCAATCCCGGTCACTTCTTCACACATCTTAATGATGCTGGAATCATGATCCGCTGCACATTCCCTCCATGCATCCCAGGTTACATCCACCAGCCTTGTCACCGCCGTCTTCTTCATTCCCCAGTGACGGTACATCGCAAGAGCAAGTCCCGAATACAGGATCATGGCCCATTTGTCCCCTTCCTTTTCCAGCTTCTTGTATGCGTTTATGTGCGCCTGTCTCCGCATTCTATACTCCTTCGTAAATCTCAGTTATTGACGTTCCCACCGCATCGCAGAAGATCTTGAGTGACAGTGCATTGGGAATATATGTGCCATTAATCCATCTTATAATGGTCGTGCGGTCTTGCCCTGTTTCTCTGGCTATCTGCCGTTTGCTTTTCCCGCACTTTTCATATGCTTTCCTGATGTTCTCTGATAATCTTTGTTTTGCGTCCATAGTTTTTCCTTATAAGGGCCTCATATAGAGGCCCTTCCCGATCATGCGAACGGAAGATTGTCCAGTTCCTCATCCATTCCGTCCGGAATGTCCATGAATCCGTCCTTTTCGCCCTGCTTCGCCTGAGTGTTTCCGTTAGATGCTTTGCTCTCGGCAAACTCCTGGCTTTCCACAACGACCTCTGTTGTGTAAACCTTATTGCCGTTCCTGTCTGTATAGCTCCCGGTCTGAAGCCTCCCGATCAGGGCGATCTTCGTTCCTTTTTTCAGATACTTCTCAGCAAATTCTCCAAGCTTGCCGAATGCCACACAGTTGGGAAAATCGGCATTCGTCTGCCCTTCCTTCTTCTTTCCCATCCTGTCCACGGCAAGAGTATATCTTGCGATGCACATCGGCTCCTGACCCTGTGTGTATCTAACATCCGGGTCCTTTGTCAGTCTTCCCATTAAGATTACGTGATTCATGCTTCCTCTTTCCCTTCCTTTAATGCTTTTATTCTTTCTTTGTACTTGCGGATCTCGGCTTGATATTTTCTTATCTCGGCATTCTTTTTGTCCAAATCATAAGGTATCGGCGGTATCTCCGCATAAAGGACAACATCATCTAGTGGAGTTTGACTGCTACCTTTTGATATAAAATGATAGCCTATATCTTCATCGCCATAAGTGTTTGTAAATACACAAAAATACTCGCTTCCATCTTTTCTCTTTCCCTTAGCCATATGACGATATTCATTAACAGTTATTCTTCCCTTTAAGGTATATATCAGATACTTTCCTTCATTCTTCGGTGGGTCTTTTTCTAAATATTTCCATTCCATATCAGTTTCCCCATCCTTTCAGCAGCTCCTTCCATGTCTTAAAGTCAATGGGGCAGTCTACAAACTCCCCATTCTCAAGCCCTACGACCACCACCGTGCCGGCGATGACCTGTGCAAGCGGATAATTCCCAAACTGGAAGTTGCGAGGCTTGCAGCAGTATTTGGCATCCTCATTACACAGGAGAGCCGCACCGTCATAGATCTTGATCGCCTCCACATATCCCTCTACAGTATTCTGCAGATTCTTCAGCGTAGGGCTGATATTAGTTACATGGCCATATTGCTCGTCTGGCCGTTTGATGATTACTCTGATTTTTGATCCAGCCGGTTTTTTCGCCATATGTTTCTCCTTTCACATGTTTCTCACGATCTAAGTGACTGCTTGTACATAGCGTCAAAATACAAGCAGTTTTTTCCTGTGAGTCTCTTGTTGTAAACATCAGAAAGTTCACTCAGGTACAATGTCGGCATTGTATCAACGACAGGAGACAGTTTTGGATATTCCGCAGAGAGTTTTTCTCTGAGTCTCTTCCTGTCGCAGTTTGTGTTCTCGATCACCCATGCAAGCCCTGTTCTTTTCACCCTTGAAGAGCCGGGAATCGCATCGAGTACACCTTCCATTTCTACAAGGTAGTCAAGAACTCTGACGATTCTTGCGTAATCGTTTGTGCTGAGTTCAAGGTCTCCTCCCTTTATGACGAGCGATGCAAAACCGTTCACTGTTATTGAGTTTGTGCATACCCCATAAATCTCTGCAACCGTAAACTGCGGATACTCTTCCATGATCTTCTTCAATCTGATGTAGTTATCGTTTCCCCTTGAGGCATAGCTTTCAACATAGTCGTTAATGCTCCAATTGGACTGTCCGATATTCATCATTGTGCATTCTTCAATACCTGCGTTCTCTGCGATCACGAAGTACACAGGCAGTCCTTTCTCCATGCAAGCCTCAATTCGTCCCTGACCGTCAATGACTTCCATTTTTTCGTTGACAATAACCGGAGATGGCGCAATATAACCGACCTTTTTTATGCTTTCAACGATCTTCTTCACCCTTTTCGGATTAACACTTCTGTTTCCAAGCAGGTATTTGAAGATTCCGTAATCGTTCGTTTTGTACACAGATGCAACCGCTTCACATTTTTCCCAATTAACAAATTTCACAGATAATTCCTCCCATATCTTTTCATGAATGCTTCTCTTGCTTCGGCTTCGTTTAAGCCATTTTGCGCCATTTTCTCTTCGTAGGCTCTCTGTCCTACCTGCCTAAGCCTTTTCATCGCCTGTGCGTCATAATGGACGCCTCTGGGCGGTATATTGTGGCAGTAGGGGCAGAGATAAACGACAAGGCCATCCTCATCGGAGAGCCTGCGGTTAGCCGCTCCGAATATGTGATGGGTCTCCGTCATTCCGTACTGACCACATAAAAAGCAGATTCCTTTTCGTGTATCAAGAATTGATTTTGCCATTGTTCAACCTCTCTCTCAGTTTCTTCATCAAGTCATCCGGGGCTTCGACTCCATCTCCCCTTTTTTCCTCAATCAAATCTCTTTGGGGAGTGCCAGGAATCGCGGGCTGTGGTGGCCTTACAGAAATTGGAGTGATCTTGTCGATCGTTTCCCTCCTCTGGTACTCATCAAACCTCTTGATGAACATGGGCCTCTGTACACTCTCCAATGTTTCAAGGGAAGTGTTCCCCCACTGTCTGAATGTGGTATAGCCTCCCACGATCTTCTTTGTGATGTCGGGCAACTGATCCCAATACATCTCTGAATCGGGTGAATATGCCTGTCGCAATGCTCTGATCAGCTGATTCCATGCCGCCGGCGCGAGCATCGGCGCATCGGTGCTTAACCGATAGGACATTTCTCTGAGGTCTGCAATGGTCGGAGCAAATTTGTGAGTCATAATGTAGTTCGTGGCTGCCTTGCTCAATGTGGGATACGGAATGTCCTGCAAGGTTGTGTACCAGAGGTTCAGTCCGTGTTGGTCGATGTTCCATGTTGGAAATGCCCCCTTGAGCGATGCCATGATGACTTTGAAGTCATCTTTTGAAAGTCTGTTTACCATGCTTGTAACTCCTCCAAGAATCCTCCTACAGACCCTTTAGGTCTCTGAGGTGTCCAATCGTCATTCCATGCCTCCTGTTGGAAGAAGGTAGAACCCTGTTTGATGTATTTGGATTCAATCTTTGACTCATTGATGTATCTGACATATGCCTTGATGCCCTCTCTGATCTGGTCAATGGTTGTTCCCTTCTTCAATGCCCTCTGAAATGCTGCAAATGCTTGTTTCTTTCCCTTCTTGTTGGGATACAAACCCCAGAGGTATTCAAATCGTTCCTTAGTCGAGTCAACCGGAGGTTGCTCAAGAGTATTACCTAACCTATCCTCTACTAAACTAACCTCTCCTAAACTAACCTTACCTAACCTATCCTTACCTATGCCGTCCATTGGTTGTCCAATGTCCGTCCATTGTCCGTCCACTGCCTGTCCATTGCCAGTCCGTTTGATGTCTGACCGTTCTTTCTTCTCAATGAGAGGTGCATCAGGAACGATTTTGAGGAGTAAATCCTTGTACATACTGTCAATCTTCCTGTCCGGTCTGATCTTGTTGTTCTCGTTCCAGTCGGTGATATAGGTTATGAGGTCTTCGTTCAGTACCTTGACGAATCCTTTTGCCATTAATACTCTGAGGTCATCCTCTGTGCATCCAACCGCCCTGATCGTGGTGAATGCTTCTACAATGCCGTCATCGTCTGCCCTCATTCCAAGATGGAAGTAAAGTGCCTGTGATGATACTGGCATCTTGAGAAACCTTGCACTATTGATGACTCTCAGAGAGAACATCCTTCTACTTGCCATTTACTTCCTCCAAGTGGTAACAGGTGAACGTCTTTTTGTTGACTGTTACCCTTTCCGTGCTGATGCGGTGACCGTTTTTCTTAAGATCCGCGATCCGCGCCGCCAGCCTTGTGCATCCAAGCAGAAATGCATCCCTGCTTGTAATGCCGTCATTCTGTCTCATATACTCCAGTATCATCTCGCACTGGGTCATCTTTCCCCCTCCTTGCCATTTGATAAAGCGCCATAAAATCTTCTGTTCTCATGATCGTCAGCCAAGGCTTCCGGCTTACTTTCCAAAACACTGCCGGCAGACCGTCCTTCCGCTTATCTGCCTCCGCGATCGCCTGATCCATGGCCTTCCTGACATTCAGCTTCTCAACGAATTTACATTCAATGTGGATGCCCTGAAGACCGACCAGATCAGATTCTCTGCAAAACACATATCCCCTTCTCACGCAGGCCCCGAAGCTTCGAAGGTAATCTCTAAGGAGTCTTTCCCCTCTCGCTCCTTTCTCACGTGATGCCTTACCCTGTTTTCTCTTCTTTTCGTCCATGCTGTCTTTCCCATTCTTCCAGCGCCGCCCTGACCTCTCGCGGCATCGGCGGTTGAAGTCCTAAATCTTTCATGTCCTCGATAATGCCGTCCAGGAGCACAGAGAACTCTTTTGTGTCGTAGGTAGACGATCCATAATAGCAAAGAAGCTGTATTGCTTTCCTTCCGTTTACATCCACCTCTCCGACTACTTCCGTCTCTCTCCACAACCCCTTGAAGGTTTCAACTGCTTTTTCGCTAAGAAGTACATAAGTGTACTTCCCATACTTTCTGAGGGATTCAAGGTATATCTCCCATTTGTCTCTCGGAGGATTCAAGGACTTTGCGATCTCTCCGATGCAATGCCACATGAGTGCATTAGCATCGAGGCTTCTTTTTCTGGTCTTCCTCACGATCTTGATCGACAGATCCTTTTCTTTCAGATCATCGATGCCGTAAAGGCTTTCATTGACTGCCAATTGTATGACCGGCTTTGAAGTCTCAAAATCACGGCTTATACCAGTGATCTTTCCGGTAAAATTCATTTCTTTTTCTCCATGC